CCTATTCCAGTAGAAACATTTGACTATGGCACTGCTATTGCCGCGATTGCGGATGGATCAGACGAGGATAGCGAAGCATCCAGCGAAGACGCAAGTCTTGGCGATGGGGAGGCGATGGGGTAAGTCAACGCTTGGCGGTTCGCTGTCGCTGGCCTGCGCAAACGCTGGCGCGAAAGTTGCTTGGGTTGTGCCGACTTATAAAAACGGTCGACCGCTCTGGCGTTGGGCCGAGGCCACCGTTGCACCCGTGCGGCGTTTGGGCGTCGATATCAGCCGATCGGAGCGAATGATATCGTTTCCATCGGGAGGATTTCTGGGGATCTATTCGGCTGACAACCCAACAAGCATCTTGGGCGACTCGTTCCATTTAGTGGTTATCGACGAGGCCGCCCGAATCGCTGAAGAGGTGTGGACCGAAACCCTCTTGCCGACACTGGCCGACTACGACGGGCGCGCCCTGCTGATCAGTTCGCCGCGTGGTCGAAACTGGTTTTACAACGAATGGTGTCGTGGTCAACGACCAAACAGCGAGATTAAAAGCTGGCGAGCGCCGACCTCGGCCAACCCAAACCCGCGCATTCAGCGAGCGGCCCAGCTGGCCCGGGAGCGTATTCCAAACGCTGTTTATCGCCAAGAGTGGAATGCCGAGTTTGTTGAAGATGGTCTTACCCTCTTTCGCCTGGTCGATGTTGAGCACGCCGAGATCGATGCGGTCGGTGATCAGCCTAAGCAAGAGGGCCATAGCTATCTGACCAGTGTGGATATTGGCCGCCGGCAAGATGCAACCATTATCAACACGTTCGACACAACAAAAGAGCCATTCCAGCGCGTAGCCTTCGAGCGCCTAGAGCGCGTACCTTATCCCGTTATTCAAAGCCATATCGAACGGCGCTGGAAGCAATACGGCGGCGCGCTGGTGATCGAATCGAACGGTGTTGGTGATCCAGTCATTGAAAACTTGAGGGTGCCAGCAACGCCATTTGTAACCAGCAGCCGCACCAAAGTGCAGGCGATCGAAGCGCTGCAGCTGTTGTTAGAAAAAGGTCGCCTCAAAGCCAAGTGGGATCAGCGCGAACGATCAGAGCTCGACAAAGCCGCCTGGGATGATGACCATACCGCCGACGAGATTATGAGCTTGGCGATCGGTGCCTATCAGCTACAAAATAACCTAGATGTAAGTCAATGGATTCAACGATATCAGACAGCACGAGGCCAACATGCCGACGCCACCTAATGGACGAATAATAGATCTAAGCTATGCCGCTGCGCGGATCGCCGATCGCGTGATCGGCTCGAATTTCAGCAGCTTGATGGCGACGCGCTTTGGGCCGGGCCAGCCTATCGCGCCGACGGCGAGCGCAAGCGACCAGGCCGCCGGGCCGCGCCAGTTCCAATATCCGGTTGCGGTCAATACCAACATTGTCACGCCTCGGCGCGAGTATCCCCAACTTACGCCCTTTGAGCAGTTGCGCAGCCTAGCGGCATCGTATGACGTCGCCTCCTTGTGCATTGCTACTATCACTGACATTGTGTCTAACCTCGAATTGCAGATCGTTGCCAAGAACAAGAAAGAGCAGGCCGCCGAAAATGGAACCTGCGACGCGCTGCGCGATTGGTTTAGCAAGCCCGATAAAGTCAACGATTTAAGCTCTTGGCTCACCATGCTGATCTATGACCAGCTGGTGCTCGATGCCTTGACGATCTATCCAAGGCGAGCCCAGGGCGGCGGCCTGTGGGGCCTTGAAGTGGTCGACGGCTCGACGATCAAGCCGCTGCTCGATACACGCGGCCAAGTAGCCGCTTATCAGCAGATTCTCTTTGGTACACCATGGAGCAACTACGAACGATCCGACGGCGCGCCCGACGATGACGACTTCCCGCAGTTCAGCACGCAAGAGCTGCTGTATAAGCCGCGTTGGACCCGTACCATCACGCCCTATGGCTTTCCACCCACAGAGCGCATCATTATTCGCGTCAATATGGCGCTGCGCAAGCAAACCCAAGACCTGAGCCGCTTCACCGATAGCAATATCCCCGCTGGTGTGATGTCACCGCCCGACGGCATTATGAACCCTGAACAGGTGGCCGCTTGGGAAGAATGGTGGAATGCCAAGCTGGCCGGTAGCGACGTTGCGCGATCGCGAATTGTGTTTTCGCCTTGGAAGGGTAACTTTATTCCCTTCAGCGAATTGTCTGAAGGTGGTCGCTACGAAAGTGCGCTCGACGAGTGGATGCTCAAAGTAACCTGCGCAGCCTACGGTGTGCCGCCCCAAGAGCTTGGCTTCACCGCCGATATCAACAAGGCCACCGGTGAGATTCAGCAGAATGCGCTCTATCGGCGCTGTATTATTCCGCTGACACAATGGTTGGTACGAACGATCTTTAATCCGATTATTCAATCTCCTGAATATCTTGGCCAGCCTCAGCTGGAAGCGAAATTCGAGTATGGCGAAAGCGCGGACTCGCTCAAGCAGGCCCAAGAAGACAGGATCTATTTTGACACTGGCGCAGTCTCTAGCGACGAACTGCGCGCTATGCGCTATCCCGACTTGGAAGGGAAAGCGCCCGGTGTGCCTGTTACCCCAACTGCTCCAGTGTCTGCACCTAATCCTGCTCCTATCGAGCAAATGGCCAAAGCCGAGATTAGCAAGGTCGGCGATGAACAAGAGCCGCCCCACGAGCGCGAGCGCCGCCAGTGGGAGAACAAGTTGCTCACTTGGCTGACCGAGATCTATGGCCGCCAGGCTGAGCGGATTCGCGACGCGCTGCGCGAGGCTGGCGATGCAATCAATATTGACGAGATCTTTGCCAGTGAGACGCTGGCCATCTTGCGCGATATCTTGCCCCACTATGATGACATTCTCAGCAATGCCGCTGTGTTGGCATTCGACGAGGTGCCGATCGGCGTTGACTGGGATCTGGTTAATAGCGCGGTGTTCGATCTAGCCAAGCAAGAGGCCCAACGCTTTGCAAGCGAAGTCAGCGAGACCAGCAAGGCCCAGACCGCCAAGCTTATTGCCGATTGGATCGAAACCGGCGGCACCATGGATGAACTGATCGAGCGTGTTGGGCGCGTTTGGAGCGGGCCGCGTGCTGATGTAGCCGCTATCACAGAAGTGACTCGCCTGTTTGCCGCTGGCAACCGTGCTGCTTGGCAGGCCTCGGGCGTTGTGCAATCGCTGCAATGGAAGACCGCCAACGATGAACGGGTGTGCCCGGTCTGTGGGCCGCTCCACAATAGCGAGCTAGCGCTTGATAGCACGGCCATTCCCCCGGCGCACCCGCGCTGTCGCTGTTGGATTGTGCCGATCGTCAAGCCGATTCCCAAGCGAGGCTAAGTATGCCAATCGAAGTAGTTGGCCTGAATGAAACAATCAAGGATTGCCAAGAGGCACCAGAGCTGATCAAAGAGCTGCTGCTACCAGCGATGGAAGCATCGCTCTTATCGTTGCTGCCAGATCTGGCAGACTATCCGCCAGCGCGCCCTACAAGTGACCGCAAAGGCATTCTAGCGAAGTTTTGGACAACCGCCAAACCTGAATTTACATCACTGGCAAGCGGCTTTGAAGGCAGTGTTGGCAATAAGCTGCATTACGCTCCTTTTGTTCAAGGATCGCCGCAGGCTCGCCCATTTCGCGGCTGGTGGAATGAAGCCGAGAAGGTTCTACAAAAACATAAGCCAGATATTGAAGCGCGATTACAAGCCGCCATAGAGGATATCAACCTAGAATTAGGCAGATAGCGTATGCAAACTAAATATGCTACAATACCAAGAGACGAACAAACGAGCGCACCAAACGACATTGTTGAACTACGCGGACCATCAGGAAGGCTGTATGGACGCCTCAATCTACAAACACTCGAATTAGAGGTAAAGTGTAAGAACGAAGCGCCAGAGCGCATCGATCTACGCCAATTCCTTCAAGCTAGCAAGCTAGCCTAAATATCTTAGAGTACTGTAAGTACCCCTTTCCCTTGCGGGATTGTGGGTACTTTTTATTTGGATTACAGCTATGCCCTATCTCTTTACACCAATTGCCAAACAAGATACCGAGCAGCGGATTGTCTATGGCATCGCCTCGACCGATACCCTTGATAATCAGCCGGGTGTTATGGACGGCGTGTCCTACGCCGGCGATATTGTTGACCCAAGCGCAGTAAAAGACGCGCTCGACGATTACTTGCAGTGGGCCAACGTGCGTGAGATGCACAACCCGGTTGCGGCCGGTACCGCAATCGCTGCCGACGTGATCAACGGCAAGCTGATGCTAGCCGTCAAGGTAGTTGATGACACTGCTTGGAAGAAAGTTAGAGAGGGCGTCTACAAGGGTTTCTCGATCGGCGGGCGGGTTCTCAAGGCGGTTCTTGAAAAACTGCCCGATGGTCGCTACGTTCGCCGCATTCTGAAACTGCTTTTGACAGAGATCAGCCTGGTCGATCGGCCAGCGAATCCGGATGCTCGCATTCTCGTGTTTAAAGGAACCGCGATGGACAAAGAAGAAGAAGAGAAGACAGAAGAGTCGCCCCAAGCACTTGCAGCGCTCCAGAAGCTGGCCGAAAAGGTTGCGCCACAGCTCCAGCTCCAAAAAGCAAGTGCAGACCCGGCCAAGATCGTCGCCTTGATCCAAGCCGCTCGCAACGAGTGCGAACTGGGCGGCGATATGCAGGGCGCGCAACTCTACACCCAAGCGATCGCGCTGGTGATGCAGGCCTCGGGTGAGGCTGACGCAACAACGGAAGCTAGCGAGACAGAGACGAGCGAGACAGAGACGAGCGAGGTCGTAGAGAGCGCAGGCGCGGTCGCCCTGGCCGCAAAGGCCACGCTCAAGAAGGCAGGTAAGGCGATTAGCAGCGAGCGCATGAACGCGCTCAAGCAGGCGGCCAAAGCCTTGGTGCAGATGGCTGCCGATGCAGGCGATGAAGAGTGCATGGCAGCGCTGAAGGCCTTTGGTGTTGGAGCATCGACCAACGAAGAAGGTGTCGAACTGGCGGCCAAAGCGATCAGCAGCGAGCTAGAGAAAGTGCTGACGCCGTTCGCAACTGTGCTTACCAGCATCGATGCTCGTTTGAGCAAAGTGGAAGCACAGCCGGTAGCAGGTGGTCCAGTGCTGCGAGCTGTCGAGAAGCAGCTCGGCTCGACCAAGACGTCGCAAAAGCCGCAGATGCCTAACCTTATCAAGGCTCAATTAGATGCACTGTGGCAGAAAGCGCACACTGATCCGAATCCTGCGAAGCGGTCAGACTATTTGAAGCAGCACAACGATCTGAAAGCGCAATACGAATAGTTCGTACTAGCGACGAAATACGCTCAATTTCTATTCGAGTTCTGAGGAGAAAAAGAACATGCCGCTGATTAATCAGGATGGTCGCGATGTGACCGCCGAAACCCTGCAATCCATTCACAAAATGATTCACGATACTGGCGTTGGTCCAGAGGGCGGCCCCGAGGATCTGCGCAAGGCTGCGGGTACGGTTACGCTAGCAAACAACCTTGTCGCCTACGACCTTGAAGCCCCTGCCAAGAACCTCTATCCGGTACAGACGCCGTTGCGCAACCGTATTCCGCGCGAAACCAAGTCGAGCGGCGCTGGTACTGCGGCCCACTGGAAAGAAGTTTCAGCAATCAAGGGCGGTTCAGCCTTGCCGTTTATGGGATGGGTGCCTGAAGGTCGGCGCGCTCCCCGTATGGAGATCACGACCGCCGATCGCTCGGCCTCCTATGTCACATTTGGCCTAGAGAGCGATGTCACCTTCGAAGCCCAAAGCGCAGCTGCTGGCTTCGAAGACGAGTTGGCTGCTTCGGGTATGCGCCTGCTTCAGCAGACCATGATCATCGAAGAGAACGCGCTGCTTGGAGCAAACTGCAATGTTGCCCTCGGCACAACCGCAACGCCGACTCTGAGCGCCAGCGGGTCAAACGCGACTCTGCCGGCTGCCACCTACAGCGTGCGGGCGTTCGCATTGACCCATGAGGGCTACCTTATGGCGTCAATCACCGGCGGTATCAAACGCTTGGAAGCAGTCACCAGCATGGACAATCGCGGCACCTATAACCTCTGTGGTGGCTCAAGCGCCGCCGGTGCGGCTGCCACCCAAGCCGTAACCCTTGGCCAAACCCTCTTTGCTAGCATTCCTGCTATCAAAGGCGCGGTTGCCTATGCCTGGTATGTCGGCACGGCTGGCAACGAAAAGCTGGAGGCGATCACCACTATTAATAGTGCCGCCTTCTCTGAACCACTCCTTGGCACCGGTCAGCCGCTTTCCGATATCACCGATCCTACCGTTGACCGCTCGTTTAACGATGGCTCCAGCAACGGCAGCCAGGCCGCTGCCTTCAATGGTCTACTCTACGCCGCTTGGAAGTCACCACTCGCCTATTACAAAGTTATGCCCACCGGCACGGCTGGCACCGGCACTACCTTAACCGCTTCAGGCCGAGGTACGGTCACCGAGATCGACGAGGTTCTGCGTTCGTACTGGGATCTCTACAAGATCTCGCCCGACGAGATCTATGTCAGCGCTCAGGAACTGACCACGATCTACAAGCTCTGCTTTGTGAATGGCTCGAACCCGTTCATTCGCTTCAATATCAACCCTGGTCAGTCGGTTAGTGAATTTACGGCTGGTGCGATCATCGGCACCTACGTCAACCCCTATTCGCTTGACGGCGGCCAATCGATCCCGATCCGCCTGCACCCGAATATGGCCCCTGGCACGATCCTGTTTTGGTGCCAAGATCTGCCAGCCCACTACCAGTCAGCCAACGTGCCACAGGTCGCCAAGGTGCAGTGCCGCCGAGACTACTACCAGATCCCTTGGCCGATTATCGCCCGTACCAACGAAACTGGCGTCTATGTCGAGGAAGTTTTGAAGGTGTACGCGCCGTTCGCATTGGCCACTATAACCAATATCGCGCCGGCCTAATCCGATCTGGTGATCGGTTTGAATACGCGCTTGAACTCCTAAGGAGCATGCTATGAGCGATACAAACAACGACGGGCAGCAACCCGACAATACCAAATCTGAAAAAGCCAAGAAGAAGAGCGATCTGGTGCGCTTACAGCACGCGATCGACTACGATGGCGAGTTGGTTTGTGAAAAGACCAGCTACCCGGTTGTAGCTGGAGCGGTCGAGGTCAATCCCTGGCATGTTGAACATGCCAAGCAAGCAGGATTTCGCTAAGCCGTGATCGACTACACCACACCAGCCGCCGTGTTTGCATACGGCAATAGCGCAGGTGCAGGCAATGATCCGGTCGACGAGGCTGCGCTGATGGCCCAGTTGGTCACTGCCTATAGCCGCGCTGTGGATCAGTACTGCAATCAGGTGTTTAGCCAGGCGAGCTACACCAATCACGTCGAGCGCGCGCTCGTCGACGAGAACGGCGTACTGACCTGCTATCCCGCTGTGCCAACAATCAGCGCAATTAGCGCTATGGGGGTGCGCACTGGTGTGAGTTTCTCTCCGATCGATCTCGGCACTATCGATATTGAAGCAAACAGTTTTGGGTGTGTTGTGCGCGTGTTGGGCCAAAGCTTCGCAGGCCTGCGCGGTCGGCCAAACTTACGGGTGCGACTAAGTTACACCGGCGGTTGGGCCAACCTTGCCGCAGTTCCGCAAAACTTTCAGTGGGCCGTGACCGCCCTCTGTTGGTGGGCCTACCAAAAGCGCTCTGCACCGATCGATAAGACCGCCTACCCCGATGTAGGCATGGTCATTATTCCATCGAATTGGCCAACCCATATTAAGCAGATGCTCCAGCCTTATGTGCGTTGGATACCGATGTAGGAGATGAAAAAGCATGTCAGAGAAACCAAAGCAACAGCCAAGTATTGGGCGCGTCGTTCACTTCGTGAATGGGGACCAGCACGTACCGGCCCTGATCACCGATCCGAACCATAACGACCAGGGCGAGTGTGCGCTTGTGGCCGCGTTCGATCCCGAGGGTGCGCCGGCAACCTGGCACTGGCCAGAGTATGTACCAGCGGTAGCTCAGTGAGTCTCAAAGACACATTCACAGCGATCGGCGCGCGACTGGCCACGATCACCACGCCGCAAGCGCTCAAAAAGATCTATACCGATCCGAAAGAGGCGGTCAGCGTTGGCGAGTTCCCATGTGCAGTGCTCACCCTCTCGCCTTTGGTCGAGCAGGCCTGGGTCGAGGAAACTGTCGGCGATCCGGGTCTAGCGCGCCATGACTATATCGTGAGTATCTTTGTCTTTCTCGGCCAGCGGGCAACGCCATTGGCCGAGCTGCATAGCCGCTCGTTATTGTGGCCTGAACCGATCGCCAAAGCGCTGATCGCCGATCTTACGCTAGGCGGCAAGGTTGCATTTATTGGCTATCCAGACGATAGCCGCCGCCTGTTCACCTATCAGTCTGGCCCAATCAGTTGGGCTGATGGAGAATATTGGGGTATTCGATGCCAACTACCAGTGACCGAGAAAATCAGCATGACGATCGGATGATCGTTTTGCGCTGGCGTGGAAACGGTGCGTTGCCTGATGTACCGGCTCGCGACCTTAGCGCCAAGGATATCCGCGCAACGCCATATACCCAAAAGCAGCTCCTTGATAGTGGGGTGTATGAGCGCGTAGCTACATCAGCTGCGCCAGCCGCGCCTGAAAAGGCGAAGGAGAAATAAATGGCACCAGGCCGAAAACGTTTACAAAAAATCCAGCTTGGTAAAGAGGCCGTTGCTGGCACTTTAGTGCCTGCGACCACAATCTGGCGCGGCGCTGGCGCAACCATCAGCGACGATCGTACCCTTGAAGAGATCGAAGAGCTCTCGGGCATCTTCGAGGGGCCGGATCGCACCAACATCACCGCCTATAAATCGACGCTGGAGCTATCGAGCACGCCGCTCACCTTCGAGCAGGTGCCGTACCTGTTTGCGATGGCGTTTGGTGGTCCTACCACCGGTGTGGCAGATGGCACCGGAAGCGACTTCATCTATACAACCAATCTGCCTACGACAAGCGTAGCAGCTCCTGTGACCTATAGCGTTCGCGCAGGCGATGACTTCCAGGCGGAGTCTATGACCTATAGCGTCTGCACCAAGATCGGAATCGAATTCACGGCTGGTAAGACGGCCACTATGAGCGCGTCGCTCTTAGGTCGAGAAACCAAGGTGACCACCTTCACACCAGCCTTGGCCTTGCCTGAGGTTGAAGATGTGCTTGGTAGCAAGTTTAAGGTCTACCTCGACGATGTGTCGGGTAGCTACGGTACGACGCAGGTATCAAATGCGGTTCTGGCTGGCAAGATCAATTTTGAATTGACTTGGGAGCCCAAGTATACGCTCGATGGAAGCCTTGACTATAGCTATGTGATGCTCACGGGGTACAAGGCGACTGGCGAACTCACCTATGAGCACGATACCGCAGTGAGTGGCACCGGCGGCGCAAAGGAGTTCTACCGAAACCAAACCGCCAAGTTGCTCCAGCTCAAAGCGGAAGGCTCAGCTTTTGGCACGCCAGGTACTGCCTACTCGAACAAGACTTTTATTCTGGACCTCCCGATTAAGTTCACAAAGATCGGTGTGCTTGGCGACCAGAACGGCAACGATATCGTGGTGATGTCGTTCCGCAGCCGCTACAACTTAACCGCCGGTAACGCTGGTGCAGTAATTGTCGCCAATGAGCTGACAGCGCTGCCCTAGCGATCGCTCGTGTTGGAGATTCTCTAGCTATAGTAAGGATAGAACAATGGCCAGACTGGTACCCGCCCGTCTCGAAGATGCGTATGACGAATCCGAAGTAGAGCTGGAAGAAGAGGTAGAGCAAGAAGAAGAGGTAGAGCAAGAAGAGCAGGTTCGGAGTTATACGATCGACCTGACAAAGGTCAAGGTCAAAACCCTGCGTGCATTTGAAGCCGCCCAGCGCCGAGGCTTCACAATGGATGACTTGGTGAATCTGCTGCCTCAGTTGATCGATGGTATCACCAGCGAAGAAATCGACGAAATGAATATCGTCGAGCTTGAAGAGACCATGCGCGCGGTCGAAACCCAAATGGGTGGCGCAATCCCAAAAGCGAAAGGGGCGACCTCCTTCTCGCCCTCCAAGGCTTCCAAGGTATCGCGCCCCCTGCATGGGCGGAGACGCTGACACTTGCTGAACAAGGTTGGGGCCGCCCCGACATTATCGAGTCGGAATTACCTGCTATTTGGTTGCTACGTTATCGCTTCCTCAGTAATGCACGTGCGTCATTGCACCCCTCAGGCATCCCCCTAAACGATGCCGACGACTGGAATAAGTTGTCATAGCGCCCTGAACAAAACAGGGCGCTAGGGGTGTATATGGCTGTTACGATCACCATTAAAGGTACAGACGAAACACGTTCCGCTTTTACCGGTGTCATCGATGGACTTGATGATATCGGTAAGGCGGCCAATCAAGCCAACGGCCAAACGACTGGCTTCTTTTCGGGCATGCTGCAAAGCGCTGCTGGCTTTCTGGCTGCCAATGTGATCGGATCAATCACCGCCTCGATCGGCGATGCGGTTGGCTCGATCTTTTCGTTTGCTTCTGATAGTCGCCAAGCTATTGCCGACCTTCAAGCTCAGCTAGGGATCACCCGCCAAGAGGCCGAACAATGGGGCGGCTTGGCTCAGGAGATCTTCGTCAACAACTGGGGCGATTCGATCGACGATGTCAATGCTGCCATTATTGATGTTCAGCAACAGTTCGAGACGCTTGGTGGGATTGGCCGCGACGAAACCCAAGAGCTAGTCCAAGGCGCAATCGCCCTGCGCGATGGTTTTGGCGGGCAGACAACTGAATACATTAGCGCAGCACGAACGCTAATGGAGCAGTTTGGTATCTCTGGCCAAGAGGCGCTCGACTTTATCACGAGCGGCATGCAGTCGGGCATGAATGCCTCTGGCGATTTCCTAGACACCATCGGCGAGTATTCTACTCAGTTTGCCCAGGGCGGCGCATCTGCTGAGCAGTTCTTCTCTACTCTTGAGACTGGTCTTGGATCGGGAGCGCTTGGCACCGATAAGGCCGCCGATCTCTTCAAAGAATTCACGCTGCGCATCACTGATGGTAGCAAGTCAACTGCCGAATCGCTTGAAGGTATTGGTCTAAGCGCGAGCTTTGTCGCTGATCAGATCAATAGCGGCGCGATGACCAAGGCGGATGTATTCCAGCTGGTTATCGATCGGCTGAGCGAGATGGATGACGCGGTTGCGCGCGACCAGCTCGCCGTCGGATTGCTCGGCACCCAATATGAAGATCTTGGCCTGGGCGCGGCCTTGGCGATCGATACAACCAATACCAAACTTAGCGACCTGAACGGCGCGACAGCTGGCCTAAGCGCCCAATATGACAACCTCGGCAAAGTTTGGGAGGGCATCAAGCGCAGTGCCTTAAGTGCGCTCCAGCCAATCGCTGATAGCCTGCTTGATATCGCAAACGATTTGATGCCAAGCATTCAGGCTGGTTTTGAGAGTATCGCGTCTGTTATCGAGGATTTTTCAAGCGGCGTTGTAAGTGCAATCGATGTGATCATGGGCGTCATTTCCTCACTACGCGACGCCTGGCAATCTGACTTCAACGGCATTCGATCAACAGTTCAAAGTGCGCTCGGGGCTGTTCAAAGCACTATCCAGAACATCCTAGGAGGGGTGCTTCAGTTCTGGACTGACAATGGGGCCGAGATTCAGGCCACCGTATTCTCTGTCTGGTCGAGCCTCTATACCACTATTCAAAATGTTGTAAATGGTATTTGGGCAGTTGTTCAGCCAATTCTGCAAATCATTGCCCAGTTCTGGGCGGAAAACGGGGCCGAGATTCAGGCGACTGTTACGCAGGTCTATGGCCAGATTGGGCAAGTGATCCAATCTGTGATGGAGCTGATCAACGCAACGGTTGTGCCGATCTTGCAAGGGATTGGCAGCTTTATCGCCACCCATAGCGAAGAGATCAAGGCGCTTCTGGTTGGCGCTTGGGATATCATCGCAACCGTTATTACCACGGCGCTGAGCGTCATTCAAGGCACGATCAATACCGTTATCGCAATCGTCCAGGGCGATTGGGGAACCGCTTGGGAGAATATCAAGCAGGTATGTGTCGATATCGTCGACGGCATTATCTCGATCGTCGAAACTGTTCTAGGCACCCTCGATGCCGTCTTTGGTGATGCGCTCGACGATGCCATCGATGCAGTTACCGGCTACATTCAAGACTTTATTGATGTGGGCCGCGACTTTGCCATGGGCATCGCCGACGGCTTTAAGCGCTCGCGCCAAGCCGTGATCGACGCCATTTGGGGCTCGATCAATGGCGTGATCAATTGGGTGAAGGAGCGACTTGGGATCGCATCGCCTTCTAAGGTTACGGCTGAGGTGATCGGCTTGCCCTTTATACAAGGCATCGTTGTTGGGATCGAGCGCGGCGAAGCAGCTCTCTATAATGCAGTGCGCAGGGTTGGGGACAATCTTCAAAAAGAGATCAACACAATGCGCGAGATGCTCGATGAGACGCTTGGTGCGATCTTTGAAGATCAGTTGAATGCGAATGTTGGCTTGCTCGATACCGACCTAGGAAACGAGCGAGCACTCGCCAACATTCAGGGCGATGCTGCTAAGCGTCGCCAAGAGAAGCAGCGTGAACTAGAGGCGAACAGGGCGGCGCAGCGCGAGCTATATAGCCAACTTGAGGACGATTCTCTTAGCGATACCGAACGCCAGCGACTACAAAGCGAATTAGATGAATTAAACGCACGTTCAGCTGCTCTACGAACTGAGATTGTCAGCCTAGCCAACATCCGCGATCAGCGCGTCAATTTGGCATTTCAAACCCGTCAGCAACTTGACCAGGCACGCCAAGAAGCTGACCAGTTGGCGCAGTTTGACCCCGAAGCTGCTGAGAAGCTGTATAGCCTACGTTCCAAATACATCACCGATCTGGCCCAGATGCGCGCCGAGCAGATCGAGGCTGGCAACACTGGCGATGGAGTTTTGGTCAATCAACTAAACCGTCAGATTGCACTGACTGAGCAGAAGTACGAGGCTGAGCTTGCCCGTCTGAACAACCAGATGAATCGGGAAAGCGTACTGGCCGACTTACTCGATCAAGTGATTGTAACGAAACAAGCATATGACCAGCAATCTCTAAATGATCCTGACAGTATGCGCCAAGGCATTGAATTCCGAAATGCCGTAGGGGAGTTCGCTGCATTTGTGGAGCGTCTTCAGGAACTCAATTTTGGCAACTACAGCGTGACCATTAATGCCAATACATCAACAGATCCGATCATACAGAGCATTATGCAACTAGCAGCCATGAATCCATCAACATAAGGGTTAATTATGGGACTATGGAACATCATTCAACCATATGGAACGGTCAACTTGGTGTCTAATCCATCATTCGAGAGAGATATAACCGGCTGGAGCGCCGCTGGCGGCAGTATCTCGCGCTCGACCAATGAGCAGCGCTTTGGGCTCCATAGTCTGCGCTGGACTCCAGCTGCAACAGCATTTGACGCCGTGTCGTTTGGTGATGTGGCCTTAGCCGACGGCTTCACCTATACCTTTTCACTCTATGTGAAGGCCGCCGTAGGTGTGGCCTATCGGCTCTATATCGGTAGCACTGGCGGGACTGTGATCGGCACGCCAACAAGTTTTGTAGCCACTGGCGAGTGGCAACGGGTTATCGTGATCTTGCCCAACGCCGCTCCAGCGACACGCCGACTCTATCTCTCGAAAGACAACAACGCGAATCAGGAGGATGTCTACATCGACGGTGTGCAGCTGGAGGAAGTCGATGGTCAGCTGCCTGGCGTGTTCATTGGCGCAACAACCTATTGCGATGGTGATCAACCAGGGTGTAAATGGCGCGGCCTCGCCCAAGCTTCACGCTCAGAGCGCTCTGGCCAGAGCGGCGCAGGCGGCATCGTTAGGAATCTCGACGAGTTCCACGTATACGTTCAGGAGGTCGGCGGAACGGGTATGCCCGGCGTAACAAATGTAGCGACTACATTTAGCATGGCTAATGGTGGATTGTTTCAGCGCACAATCGCTAAGCCACGTTTTTTCACCCTCATGCTGAGCGGGTACAACGAATCGAATAACTCGCTGATAGGTCTGCACCAGCTACGCCAAGATGTGATCGACGTGATCAAGCCGGATCGTCTCGGCCAGCAGCAGCCGTTTATTCTGGAATACATCGGCGGCGAGCATCCTGTTCGCATCGCGGCATTTTACGATGCTGGCCTTGAGTGGCAAGACCACAAAGGCTTTAGCCAAACTATCGGCCTGCGCTGCGTTGCATATGATCCCTACTGGTTTAGCGAATTCGATTCGGGCCAGGTGCTCCAGACAAGCACAACGCTAAGCAGCCCGAACTATGCCCTCTTAAAAGTAGATGGCGCTTGGCGCAAGTTAGGAACAGGGCTCAACGATATCGCGCTGACGGCGTATAGAGCGCCCGACGGGGCGCTCTATGTGGGTGGCATTTTCACCACCGCCGGTGGAACAACCGTGAACCGAATCGCGAAATGGAATGGTTCTGCTTGGTCTGCTCTTGGCAGCGGCTGTAATGGACCGGTTGTAAAGATCATCGGAGACGGAACCGATAGCGGTATCTATGTGGTCGGCGCATTCACCACCGCCGGTGGAACAACCGTGAACCGAATCGCGCATTGGAACGGTTCTGCCTGGTCTGCTCTTGGCAGCGGCTGTAACAATACCGTATATGACGGGGTGCTCCACCCTAACGGGTTGTTATATGTGTGTGGGAACTTCTCTACCGCAGGCGGTGTGTCAGCATCTTTTGTTGCTGCCTGGGATGGCGCGAGCTGGTCTGCTCTTGGCAGTGGCTTGTCTGGTGGTGGCGGATCGGAAGCGCGTAGTATGGCTGTCGGCTTGGATGGAAAGGTTTATGTAAGCGGTACTTTTACCGCTCCATTTACTAATAACGCAGCTTGGGATCCTATCAGTCAGTTATGGAATGCTGTCCCAGGTGGCCCATCAGCCACCACTTCGGGACTAGTAACTCGAGCCGACGGCGCTATCATTAACAACGCAGTCTTCACAGATCCTGTTTCCGGCACAAGTGTAGAGGGCGCGCTGTGGAACGGTGTCGCCTGGAGACGGTTAGAGCCATTTAATACCGATATCATTCGGCGTGTGAGTGTTGACGACGAGTTTGCCTATCTGGCCGGTCAGATCACCAAGTTTGGCGGCATTCAACCGTTTCAGATCTGGACTGGATCATACTTCATTCCTGTTGACGTGCTAACTTCAACAGAAGGGCAGCTTATCCAGATACTGCTTGATGGCAGTATTTTCGCCAGCTTTAACAGTGCGCCGACAGCATATGGCGCTGCGCAAACCAGCGTGCTCAATGAGGGTACGAGTGTAGCGTGGCCACGCTTGAGCATCACTGGCCCGGGCCAGTTGACCAGCATTATCAACCAGACCACAGGTGACGCACTCTATTTTTCAAACCTCACACTCCAGGCGAACGAGATACTTTTGATCGATCTGCGCATCGGTATAAAGACATTTCGATCCAATATGCGCGACTGCATAACCTATCTCAGTCCGGCGTCAGACTTGTCAACGTTCAGACTGTTGCCTGGTGAAAATACGATCAGTGTACTAGCACCTGGCTGTACTGCTAACATTGTGTGGCAGGAGCGGCACTGGTCGATCGACGGAGGCGCGGTATGACGACGAGATATGAAGTTCGCATTCTCAGCAGTCAAGGCGTTCTCCTAAAAATTCTTGACCGCTTTACCAGCCTCCAAATCACCCATGGGCTCAATGCAATCGGCACACTTGCGCTGACCCTTCCAACTGGCATCATCGAATCGTATTTTGTTGAACCTGACACACGGATCGAGGTCTGGAGGAGTGTTACAAATGGCCCACTTAAGCCAGTCTTGAATCAAACTTGGTTTTGTCGCAAGCCGGTCATAAGTTATGGAAGCGGCAGTTATACCACAACCATCAACGCGCAATCGGCGCTCTCGCTGCTCGATACGCGCATCGTCGACGCATATGAGGGGAGTACGCAAGCCAACAAGAGCGGACCGGCTGACAACGTTATCAAGGCATATTGTCGCGAAGCGCTCGGCTCGCTGGCGGGCGCTGCGCGCGACCTGAGCGCATATCTCGACATCGAAACAAACACCAGTCAAGCACCAAACGTAGCAGCTGCAGCCAGTCGAAAGCCCTTACTACAAGTCTGCAAAGAAATTGCCCAAGACTCGGCCAGCGCTGGCACTCGACTTTATTTCGATATCACTGGTACATCAAAACTGGCACTCTGCACTTGGACTAATTTGGTGGGACTTGATCGGCGCTCGCAGCTTACGCTCTCGCCTGAATTTGGGAATCTCGACAATGTCACCTGGGCGCGAGACTCTGAGAACGAGCGCACGTTGGTGATCGCAGGTGGTGGTGGCCAGGGCGCGAACCGTGTTGTTCAAACGGCAACTAACACAGCAGGGCTGCTGGGTAGTCCGTTCGCGCGACGTGAACTATTTGTGAATGCACCATCCGAGGATGCTCAGGCCGTGCTTGGCTATGCGCGCGCTGCTCTGCGTGCGAATCGACCGCGCCAGACCTTGAATGGTACGATCGTTCAGAACGCCACAACAGTTTTTGAGAAGCACTGGGGGTTGGGCGACCTGGTGCGCGGCCGGATACTTGACACGACTCTTGATTGTATGATCGAAGCTGTTTCAATCCGCGTTCAAGATGGTCTTGAAACCATCACCGGTCAACTCAGGAGCATCTAAATGGACGCAGAAACCGCATTACGACTGATCGATCTTGATCAGCGTCTCAAGAATATAGAGTCTCTGAGTCGGCCGCTCGCCGACTCAGGAGCGAGCTTTCCGAGCAGCTCGCTCTTCACTGGGCGCCGATTTTTCCGGACCGATCTAGGTCTCGAGTGTTATTGGGATGGAGGGTATTGGGTAACAACCTTTGAGACTGTTATTCCAATCACAGCACAAACACAGTTTTCAGCGAACACGAACACTGCGCCGGTACTTGTTAGCGCAGCGGATATTTTCAGGGTCACCAAAATTACCATGTCGGCGTTGGTTTTCACGACCAACAATGCGAGTAATTATTGGACGATTCAACTGCAGGCCATGAATGATGCCCATACTGCTTTTACATCGGTGATGAACGTTACGACATTAGGAATGTCGCCGAACTCATATCACCGAGGACCTCAACCAATAGATAGTTCCCAAATCAGCGCAGGCCGATCGGCATTCAGGCTTGCTCTGACAAAGACAGGATCGCCGGGGGACCTTAGAATTATGCTAACGGTTCATTGTAGATTTGTTATTACTTAGGAGATATTACATGGCAATTGATACAACCGAAAAAAGACGCGATGCCGCGCAGACATGATGAATAACGTGCTCAGTAACGCGGCAGGCATTCACACATATCTCAAGGAGAACTTTATCGCCGACGTTTTCAACGCCGTGCGGCGATAGGATCAAAAGCGAAACCCCTACCGAATCGGTAGGGGTTTTTGATGAGGCGAGAGGCAGGACTCGAACCTACAACACTCCCACTTTAAGTGGGTGCCATACCACTAGGCGACTCTCGCCATAGAGGTAGTTACCGCCGCCGTCGCTGGTAGTCATCGTCGGCTTTGTCGATCGTTTCGTGGTGAATCAGCGCTACGGCATCGTTCCAGCCTTTGTTGTAGATAAACAACGAGAACATAATCGCCAAGAGACAACCTTGCACGGGAGGCGGTAGGGTTTGGAGCAGATGCCAGAAAATGCTTAGAATAAAGATAATAACCAGCCCAATGCCATAGATGATCTCTGCCATCATTCCGCCTCCAAAGTATGCATAGTTGCCATCACACTCGGATCTTTTGCAAGGATGCGTAGCAAGCTTCCTAATTGCTGTCGAGGATCGGTAACCAACAGCTGGCCTGCTTGGCGTGGCCCTCGGCCTGTGATGATTTTCGCCTGGGCTAACAGATTCAAAAAGGCCGCTGCACTATCTTGGGTAAAGGTCATCACCTTCATATCGCGATGCTCGACACGCACCCATAAGCCATGCTGTTGCAGCTGGTCGACCGTTAAGCGGCTCGGCTGCGAAACCAGAAGAGCAGCATAGGCTAACAGCATCGAGCGCAGATCGAGCGGGTTGTACTCCCATTCCGAAACTTGTTGAGCTACCACGCGACCATCACCAGCAGTGAACTGCTCCAGCATAGCGTAGTGCCAATCGTCGACGCGCGCATAATAGCGTGTAACCCCGCTGGTCAAGACAGAGCGTAAGCTCCAAAACCACGACGCTCCACCATAAATAAGTGTCCCGCCGACAATAACACCAAGCGAATTCCAGCCGCTCCACTCGCCATTAGGCAATGACACAATAAAGAGGATTCCTCCAAGCGCTGCGACCACCACACCGAGCAGGGCTACTCCGAAGAGCGGGAGCAGCTCGCGCCACTGTGGCCGGCCTGCTTCGTTGAGATCCATTGGCCCGCTGGCCGGTGCTGAAACGGTGGTTGTTGTTCGCCCCGAGAACATACGCGCCTCCTAACCCTTTACACCATTTGTGTCTGTCGGCTGTTCTTGCTGTCTCACAACAGATACGTCAGGAGACAGAACAATGGTTTTACCTGTTATCTGCCGCTTGCGTCTTGAACAGGCCGAGTATTCTGCCAACGTCTCGTGTGTGCCATTGCACGCCTTGCATACCCCAATAAAATGCGGTTTTAAGCGTTCCCCGTCGCTTCCGACAGGGTTTTGCTCCTGATGTAAAGACTTTTTCGGCTGGGAAAGGTGAAAATTGTAAGGCAGCATAACCGCAACCATTGCGCAATGGAGCCACGGCCAATCTTCACCAGCGTGAATCGCGTAGCTAATCAGACCAGAAAAAACCGCAGCGGCAATCAGTGTTATCCATGTCCACTTACCTGAACGACCTAAGCGAACACCTGCAAGGGTTGCTACTAATACCCCATCCATAGAGATGGCAGCAGCGATCGCACCGGCCACAATGACAAGCGGCAACACATCGCCAACAAAGGAAGGGAGACTCATAAAAATCCCAGGCGCTTTGAGGCCGATCATACTAATGGCATACCACAGAGCGAGATTCAAGCCATTGGATAAGCCAAGAGCCCAGAGCGGCCAGGTCTCCCATTTTGCCAATGATTGCTCAGTCATCACAATTGCTCCCAAGAATAAGCAATGACGAAAGGTCCAAACGATAATCCAAATACGTTATTTGCACATACAATCCAAAACGACCAAAATGCCTGGCGACGAATAACAAGAACGCCTTGGCCGATCTGAAAGCATCTTTCTTTCATACTTCGCCATTTCTTGTGTGGGGCGGCAACTATCTACCGCCCACTGCAACCCTATACCCTAGAGATCGATCTCGCCGTCTTCTTCGTAATCCTTGTCGTCATCATCGTCTTGGCCTTGGCTGGCTTTAAGCTGCGCCTGGCGAGCTTCCCACTCGGCATTCCGAAGCTTGGCGATTTCCTGTTGAAGTGTGTTGTATTCCGCTTGGAGCGCATCCCGTTCTGCCACTAATACAGCCAGCTCATCGTTTGGATCGACTTCCGATACAGGGCGTTCACTATCTGGGATCGGCCAGTTAGACTTGGCTAAGTGCGCTCGCTGTTCGGAGATGCTGTACTGATATCGCTCGATATCATTGCGCGCCCACTCCAACTTTGAGGCCCGCTCGCGCTCGGTCTGGAACTGGTTGTGCATTTCGTCGACCATCGCCCGGGCGCGGATCATCGTCTGTTGTGGAGTTTCGTTGTCTTCAACCAGCAGCGAGATGAAGAGCTTCTCATTTTCATAGTTGACCAGGTTGTATGTGCGGCTATAGCTGATGGTCGTTTGCGGTCGGACTTCTAAAAACTCCAATTCTTCGCTCACCGTAGTTCTCCTTGTTTGCAATAAATCGATTTTGTGCGTACAATTTGTTCATTCGTTTTGTACGAACAAATTGTACGCATATTGAATGGACTTGTCAATGAGCGGTTTAAGCCATATCATGCGTCGCATGAACAGATACAGAGAACGCCGCACTGTTACGCTAGACAAGCGTACTTGGCAAAACTTGGATCGCCTAGTGAAAGCTGGGCACTTCACCTTCGCATCGCGTGCGATCGATGTCGCGGTGGAGGAGTACGTGAAGCGGTTGGAACAAGAGGGAAAACTTGAGCCAGCTGCGGCCCAAGAACCAGAGAAGGAGTAAAAAGTGACCCAGAGGGGTGTTCCTCCGGGTCAGCCTTTCAGTCGGTTGTACAGAAATTATGTGTAGGTTTGCCGCCATGCCCTCCAGCGGGGCGGAATGACAATGCTGTTTTTAGAGGTATTAAGGCCCATCAGCCACCCCACCTAAACTCAAGAACACCAACCTCGATTGAGGTTGGTGTTTTGTTTTGCCTGCGATTCAAGATTCCTTGCGAAGGTGAAAAATGTTAGTATTTTTGGGTAGCCTTATGGGTGCAGACAGCTACCACCTTCTTATACCAAATCCGGTTGATTAGGTTCTCTTTGGCTTTCGGCAGGGCGGAACTTGTTTCTTTTTGTTGTGTGAGATTTCGCGCGACAGCGCGAAATCTCACACAACCCTTTTCCCGGCTTTTCGTTTTTCTGAGCGAAGAGCATGCACGTCTTTAAACGGATTTGCTATTACGGCGGGCGGGATGTTGATAGCCGAAGGCGGACGCGGTTTAAGCCCTCGTTGGGGAAGAGACTAAGCCGCCAACAGGCTGTACATATCGAACGGAGTTGTAGAAGACAACGCGAACCGAAGGAAGCGAAGATTCTGCATAACAAAGGCCAAAAATATACGACTTAATCGAGCAGAAGCGTTATTGCTTTTCGTCTGTAAAACAAATTTGGAGTGTTATCTAAAAAACCTACCTAGACAAACCTGCCTAAGCGTGTTAGAAAGAGATATAACATCAATCAAAAAGTTTGGTATAAACTCCGAAACGTGCTTAGCCCTATCGCTCGTCTGCCGAGTTGCATTGGGTCGATTCGGACAGCATCTATAAGCCTCTGATTTATTATTTCCTGACCCCCTCGACTCGTTTAAGAGTTGTAGCATAACCTATTTCAAACATTCCAACTCTCTGCACTCTTACATCTCCCTCGACGCACCACAAGTTCTGATAAACCATATAGTCGAGGAGCACAGTATGCGATTCAAAGAGATCTTCATCGCCATCTTGTTCGTTGTCGCTTTATTAGGCTTGACTCAAATCCCAATGGGCTTTGCACAAAATCTGTCTGCCCTTCAAGCCCAGTATCTCCCGGCTGTCTTCAAGGACCTACCTACACCTACAGCAACACTTCCGCCTCCGTCTCCCACTTCTCCTGGGCCTACTTTGCCCTTTGTAGAGCTACGTAACGGCTCTTTTGAAGAGGGCGATACGGTATGGGTGAGCGT